TAAGTTGCCATCAGAATCTCTTGCTAATAGTGCATCATACGCTGCCTCATCCGTGTGGTTGGCTGGCAAGTCTCTGAGAGTCTGCCTCCACGTTTTAACGTTATCAGGCATTGTAACATCAGAGTTAGCAAGGTAATCAGTTTCTTGTAATCTTTCTAAACGCATTTGTTTTATCTGTGCAAGTTTTCTATCAACACTTGCGTTGTTCCATGCAGTTCTTTTAGCTTGAAGTTCTGTTAATTCTTCTCCAACTATTTCTACTTTTTCAACACCACTAGGTGTAATTATATTATTATAATCTACCATTATTTTGCTATCCCATATATTGCGTAATCAAAAGTTGTTGCATTATTACTATCTGCATACATTCTGAAACCTGTTGTTGTTCCTGTGTAATTTACTCTGTAAGTAAAATTTTCATATTGCAAATCTGAGTTAGTAGTATTCCAACCCCAATTTATTCCCCAACCATGTGTACCACCATAATTAGACGCAGGATTAACTACTAAGTAAAACATTAAAGCAGAAGGCATATTTGCATCTCCTGTTATTGCACTTCCTAATAATGACCTACCTTGATTTTCACCATAATTATATGTTGTGTTTCCACTACTTCTATAACCATAACTTGCAAAATTATAATCTGAGCCTGTGTGTGGACCACTAGATGTTCTAGCTTGAAAACTAAAAGGGGAATGAGTTCCCATACCTCTTGCATTACTAACTTGAATTAAATAATAATTATATTTTGACGTATCTACAAAATTTTGAAAATCATGGTTTGTAGCAGAACTTACACTACCACTTAATAATTTTTCGTGAGTACCACTAGGTGCTGTTTTAAAAGTTTGGTCTCCAAATAATACTGTGCTTGATGAAGCTGTACCACTTCCAAGTCTAGCTGTAGCAATAGTTCCTGAACTTATAGAAGAAGCGGGTAGACCTGTTACCGTTCCTGAATTTGCTAATGTTACGCCTGACGGTATGGTATACGTGTCACCTGAATCACCGATCGTTGCGGACGTTCCACTAGCGGGGGACCACTTATCTGCTTTTATTTCACTGCTCATATTAATTTATATCCTGTAAAGAATGTTGTAAAGTTATCACCATGTATAAAAGCTGAATTAGTTCCATTGTTATTTATTTTAACAAACATTTCAATATAATCTGATACAGCTAAATCTAATAAAGTTGTGTAATGACTTCTAATATTATCATCAGCACTTGGTTGATAACCGTTAGTAAATATAGCTTCAGTTCCAACATATGACCCATTCTTTTTTAAG